AAGCCGTATTTGTTCCAGCAGACATGCTGCAATTAGGCCCGGGAATGGTGATTGACGTACTACAGTCGTATATAGTGCGGTCTTTCGGATTGGCCATTTTCCTAGGAATATTCGTATTCTTCTTTCTCTATGGGGGCTCACGTGCCCTCAATGAGGAAACTCAATCCACACTTTTTCATGCGAGCCGCGCTCGCCATGAGCTTGCTGACTTCGAAGGCGACCGCCCTCGGAGAGCCGCGGGCAGATTTGTAGCTTCGGCTATCAATGAAGCTCGTGTCGAATTTGGTCTCGTTACGGAGTGCGAGGCCAATCGACTCATGGTGAGGAAGTTCCTCAGGGATAAGATGAGGGAGCGGGGTGTTAGGCCTACACACATAGCCTTACACCTTGACACCGCTGTCTCTCTATTCTTTGTGCCTTTGGATCGGGATGTGCGTAACCGTGCACTCAGGAGTACTCCTGTAGTGAAGGCGCAATTCCGAGCGTTCCGTCTGGCGGACTGGAGTTGGCTCCCTTATTGGGGGCCAACCAGGTCTGACTGATGGGGCCCAAGGTGCGTACTAGGGGTGGACTCGACCCAAACGAGAGCCCCCATCCACCCCAACTTGGTAGTACGCAGAACCGTGGGACTCTCATCCAAGCCTCGGAGGACCTTTATCGTTGACGGTGCCTCGCCGTCAGTGACATTCCGAGTGCATAATCCCTCCATTGTAAACCTCGAGAGAGCTGTCAATGAGCGTGTTTTCCAGGTGCAGCTTAACGGCTGCTTCAGGGAACCGCCCAGGCCACAGAGTTCCGAGTTCTTTGCCGGTCGCCTTTCTGGCTTCCGTAAACTGTTGGACCGCCACATGTTCTCGACCACCCCCATTACCTACGAAGCATTCGTAGGGCTGTATAGGGGTCGCAGACAAGTAGTGTACCAACAAGCCGCTGACTCCCTTTTGCGGGGGGAGACACTCACTCAGCGGGACGCAGAGATTCGGTGCTTTGTGAAGGCTGAGAAAATTAACTTCTCAGCCAAGAGCGATCCCGCGCCGCGTGTGATTCAACCACGATCACCGCGTTACAATGTTGAGGTTGGTCGTTACCTTCGACCTATTGAGGAACGCATTTATCATTCAATTGCTCAAGTTTTTGGTGAACGTACTGTTTTTAAAGGAATGAATGCGGTTGAGCAGGGAAGGTGTATGAGGGAAAAGTGGGAAAGGTACAAATCTCCTGTTGCCGTGGGTCTTGACGCGTCTAGGTTCGACCAGCACGTCTCGCCAATGGCACTTAAGTGGGAGCATGCGATATACTTGGCAATATATCGCGGAGATTCGTTCCTCCGACGGCTTCTGTCCTGGCAGGTCCACAATCGTGGACGCGGGTACTGCCAGGACGGGCGTCTGAAGTATAGGGTTGACGGTTGCCGTATGAGTGGTGATATGAACACCGCCCTCGGCAACTGCCTTCTCATGTGCGCCATGGTGCACGCCTATGCTTCTTTTGTCGGTCTTAAGAAGTTTAGCTTGGCCAACAATGGCGATGATTGCATCGTCATTTTTGAGCGATCTGAGCTCCCTAAGTTCCAGCGCTTTCTGGAGTCGTGGTTTACTGACATGGGTTTTACCATGAAAGTAGAGGCACCTGTCTATGACTTTGAGCAAATTGAGTTTTGCCAAACGAGACCTGTGCTTGGGCCTAGGGGATACACTATGACCCGTATTCCCCAGGTCGCCATGGCAAAGGATTGCATCTCTATTATACCTGTTGATACTCGTGCGGAGTACAACTCGTGGATGGCATCTGTGGGGGAGGGGGGTTTGGCCCTCACCTCAGGTATGCCAATTTGGCAATCATTTTACCGGGCCATGCATCGTGCAGCAGCCGGCGCCAAACCACGCACGGACGACCAGCAAACTGGGTTTAAAATGCTGGCCGTGGGTCTCGAGGCCAAGGTCCTATCTGTCTCACAGGCCTCGAGATACTCTTTCTGGCTTGCATTCGGGGTGACGCCCGATATGCAAGTGGAAATTGAGAAGTACTATGATACCATTGACCTTACGTATCATAAGGAAATCCCAGGGATTGGCGTAACTTACCTCCCTCCGTGGCTCTAACCCATTCGCGTCCGCAATGACGTTAAACTATTGTCTGTGATGACGTTAAACTAACCCACTCACCGTTGTTTTTGTGGTGAGCGCCTTTGCACATGGCGGAGTGCACGCATGTCTCTGCGTTACTTGATGGGGGTTGTGGCCTACACACATAGCCTATGGGTTAAGGGGTCCAGTAAGTAACATGCCCAAAACGGTGCTTTTTAGCTTAATACTTCCGTGCTAACCAAAATGCCGAGAGACTGCACGGCGCAGACCATTGGTTCTACTGGATGGACAGTCCCGTTGTGATTGACGGTGTCCCTGGAAACAATTACACAAATTTAAATTCTTCTTATGCCTCCTAAGGTCAAAACTCAAAAGCCGGCCAAGCGCAATGTCCCTAAGAAAAAGGGGAATGCCGTCTCGGAATCTTCCTATGACGCCATGGCTTATGCCAGGTGCCTTATTACTCCCTTTAATGCTCCTCCTTGCCATATCCCTGACCCCGATGTGTCACCGTCCGGAGCAGTGTCATCACACTACACCTACACCACTGCTAACGCTGCGTTCTCTGGCACCGCAACCAGCCACAGCTTTGGTGTCCTCCTCTATCCATACCCGTCGTTCTCCGTTAACTTTCTTCAGGAGCTTACGGCGGGCAGCGGCACGCTTTCTGACCTCAATGCTGCCGGTACTACCCGCTCTGCTGCCTCTAATGCCCCCAATTTGGCTTCTTTTGGCCTTACTGGTTATCGCATTCGGTGCAGTGGTGCTGCGGTACGGATTATTTATGAGGGCACGGAGTTGAACCGTGCTGGTCGTATTTTTGGGGGCAATTTGCCCATTGCATTCCCCGCTTCGTCGGTTGCGTCCACCGGGACGCAGCTCTCAGCCCTCTCCGCCGTGGTTAACACCACGTCGGCAACAACCACCCTTCTCCGTCAGTCTCTCGCTGATGTTTGGGAAATTCGCAACCCCTCCGACAAGGTTACGGAGATTGCCTGGAAGCCATCGTCGGTCCCTCACTACCAGACTTATGCTGGTACCCCGGTGACCACCACAACAGCGGGGGCTGCTGTCCCCACCTCTGTGTTTTCAGCCCCGGCCGGGGCTGCTGGCGCTGAGGCTGGGCAGAACGCCCTGCTCCTTGTGGTTGATGGGGATGTTACCCCTAGTGCCTCCACTCTTTCGAATGTTTATACAATCGAAGTGGTGTGGCACTGGGAGGTCGTCCCTGATGACATCCAGGCTGTTGCTTATGACTTGAGCCCTTCCCACTCCCACTCCGCTGCTCTAGACATGGCGTTCAACGCCATGGCTAGGGCACCCACAGGGAGATCCCTGGCTGGTGCTGCTGCCAACTATGACTCCGTTGGAGTCAGGTCTGGCCCAGTTACCGCGGGGTTTGGGTCGGGTTTTCAGTCGGGCCGCCCCAACCGCCAGTAGGCGGCCCTTCCCTCACAAATGATGTGGGAGACACTGGCGGACAGGATGAAGGATCCACTGCGTTGGATTACCTTGGGTCGGCTGCTGGAGGCGTTCTCGATTACATAGTTTTCGGACCGCCTTCTGGCCCCCAAGGCCCCACCGTATCGGGCCCTCCTCCCATGGCCTATGTGGATCCAGAGGTGGAAACGGATGTGTTTTACGACGCATCCGAGAGCTTTGAGGTTCTTGACATTGTTGAGGACATTTTTGTTGATGCTTTAATGTTTTTATAAGTTTTAATTTTTCTTTTATTGGGTGTGTCGGTAGCTTGTTAGCGAATAGGGATTTATCCCGGCCACTGGCATCGTGTGTCACCCACTCGGCCGATTGACAACCGGTTGGGCCCTCTTTTTGTCACTAAAATTTTCAATACGGGCAACCTCCCGGAGCGGGTCACGCTATATCAAGATCCAAAAATATTTCCTTTCTGAGCAATTGTTTGATGCGAGTGGTTACCGCTGCACACAGAGTGTGCGTAAGGACACGTCTTCACCGCGAGGTGGAGGGGCAC